CGAGAACATCCTGATCAAGGATGCGAGACTCGAAAGACGCTGCATCAACAATACCAGTGTTGGCGAACTGGATGTCCATACGATCCAAGTCAATCTGGTCAGCAAGCATGTACTGTTCCAAAATCTGGCTCAGCTGTTTGATAAGCTTAGTGATGTCACCGGCCACCAGCTGAATCTTCTGTTCTCTGGTTTGGTCTTCTTTCTTAGGAAGCAACGGCCCGAAAATCTGCAGTCTTGTAGAGTTTGCAGGTTCTTCCGCTGTACGTGCAGTTAGCAACGTATCGAACACACTTTTCTTCTCCCCTTTGGGAGCATAGGAAAATTCCAATTCCAAACGACCTTTGTCATTGATAACAGCCTTTGCTATCACGACGTTTTCATTGATACCTACTCCAATCATAAGATTGTGCTTGATTGTGATTTACGAAAATGGGAAAGGGGCAACTAAATTACCCCTTTCAGGCCATTACTCAGTTGTTGCTGGTAAGCTCTCACTCACTTCAGCTTCAGCTTCAGCCATGTTCATTGATGACTCTTCCGCGTAAGTCGTGGGGTTGTCAGTCAACTCCATAGAAGTACTTTCTACAGGCTCTGGCTGATTTGCTACTGTTTCATCTTCAACTGGAACAGCCTTTGGTTGCTGCTCAGCGTTTACGATAGTAGCTGGAACCAGCACGTAGAATGTTGGCAATTCACGGCGAACTGTGCTCACCTGGCCTTTGGCATCACCGCGGCTGATTGTCTTAGGAATGTAAGCAATCTGACGGCCGTTAGGTAATGTCCATGGCTCATTGGTTACAGGGTGAGCTACGACCATCAGGTCTTCCCACTCCTTGTCATCAGTGAGTTCAATGTCGTACACATCTTTCAGCATAGGAAGAAGTGTTTCCTTGCCGAATGTCTTGGCGCCCTGGTCCAATACTGATGATTTTGGGGTGTCATCATCATTGTAAGTGGTACTGGCGAAGATGTCCACTTTACCTGCTTTCCTGTTCACAGGAGAAATCAGGATAACGCGCTTACCAACCTGAAATGTAGGATACAGGTTAGTGTCGATAATGTCGAAACCACAGCCTTGCTGCATTTCACCTTTGTTAGTGTACTCCAAATCGAATTTGGATACCAACTCAGTCGATGGCCAAATAGAACCATCTTTGAAAATGCGAATTGCCAATCCCTCTGGATTGCGTTGCTTACGAGGGCCACCCTTACGTGACGCTGCGGTTTCTGCTACATCTGCTACTGTAGCTGTTGCGAGAAAATCCAACATAGCTATTGTTGATTTAAAAGACGTTGATCAAAATTGTTTACCGTGTTTGTACGGACGCGTAGCGTTATACTCAAGCTTCCATTTCACATGTTGCATGAGAGGGATCTTGTAGTGATAAGCCAACGTGATGAGATCAGCCAGTAACACTTCTCCAACAGGAAAACTGTTACCAGTGAAGATATTCTTGATGATCTGAAACACGTGAGCAGTAAATGATGGAGGCTGAAATCTATCAGCGTTAGTCCATAATGTAGTGTCAACATTTGGCAATACATTAAGTTCAAACCCTTCAATCGTATCCAGCAAACGAATTACAGCATCTGCTACTTCATCTCCTACAGTATCTTTCACATGTAAAAGAAATTCTGGACTTGTACCAGACATTGTATTAGATGGAAACATAGCAGGATTGTAAAGTTTGCCTTTTCTCAAAGCTTCAACTGCTTCACTGAGCTCAGTGATTATCAACATAACTCGTTCTTGATAAAGAAACCTTGTAGGAGCTTCTTCCCAAAATCCGTTCTTCTTGTTGATTTCATACACTTGTTTCTTCATGCTGAGAAGCTCATTGTACATGTGCTTTCTCTGCTGAAGACTATTGATTGTTGCTTGTTCCAAATACATCTGGATAGATAGTTTTCCAGTCAAACTCAATATCCTGGCCGGCCAGATACTTTTGACGTGCGCCCATAACAGCACCATCATAGGTTTGAAAGCTGATACGCTGTTCACCTTTGCTGTTTCTGTAGGTGTAGCCAATTGCATCTGCTTTAGCACAAATGATTGAGCTCAACTTACCGGTTAAGGAAATGTCGTTTACTTTCACCTCCTGATTGGATTTGTCCAGCATGAGTTTCTCCTTCACGTGAACAACCAAAATCAGGTAAGGACATACCTCTGACAAATCATCAATGACTTGCGTCAATGTGTTACGGAGATAGTAATATCCGCCACCCTGAGGCAGTTCAAGTACGCTATCACCTTTAAAGTTCTTACCGATGACAGTTTCCTTGTACTTCTTGGTAGTGTAAGGCTCTGCGAGTTCCTCTGTCTTATCCAGAGTATCGAGAGCAATAAATTTGTATGGAAACAGCTCCATACCTTTCTTTCCAGCTTGAGAACGCTTAACGCCCTCAGCCTTAATCGCAGCAATCGTATCGTAAATTCCCTGAACGGAATTGATACGCACTGCAGTTGTTTCGTACGTCTCCGTACCGCGCTCTGCATCAATGATGAGAGTGTCTTCCATCTTAGCCAACTCTACTAGCTGACTAGTCTTACCTACTTTAGGTAAGGAATACAGAATGAAAATCTTCGGGCCTATCCTAGTGGGTTGGACGGGGTTGGCCCTTGTGGGGAGTTGAATGCTTGACATATATCGTCTAAGTATTTAGCCTGAGTGTCAAAATGCGACAAATCCGAATGTGGAGACGGAATGTCGTAGAACATGCCAGAGATAGGATTCATGAACAGCGGAAGCATTCTATCTGCAGGACCATATCTGTTCTTCATCAGATACATCGCTACAAAGTAAGGCCCCAGCTGTTCAAGGTTATAACCATGAAACACAGGAAGATTGTATTGGATTGGCTTTACCAAACCAAACACCAAGTCAGCATCGCGATAAGTGTACGTTGAATCACCGAAGTCCAAACGCTGAGGAGCAATCGCCACTTCTGTACGCTTTTGTTCGCGATAAGCACTCATCATGCTGGTAGAAAACTGTTGAATTTGTACCAACGTACATCTGAAAATGTTCCTCAACTGCACACTATACAAACTCCATCTATCCATTGCAGCTTTGGTGTTCATTGCACCGGCTTCGCCGTTGATAAGTGCCAAGTGGTCTGTTATCACCACAGTCATTGCAGTTGGATCTTTAGGACGATAGGCTTTAATCATACCCTTCTTCTTACCTTCTTTCGGTGTATCCCGAATCACGGTGCCTATCTTCTCAAAGTGCTCTTCAATGACGCGATTAAGCATACCAGTTGGATGCAGTAGATAGTCGATGATAGTGACATCCTTCAACACTTCTTCTACAATAGCATACGCACGCATCACCATCTTCATGTGACGGTCCTCAAGGCGCATTCCGGCAATCCTACCCATGATGTAATCGGTAGGCAGGTCTTCACGATACACAGCACGTATCCATTGAGCTACCCATTTGGCTTTCTTCTCTGTTGCAGAAATCTCAAATGAGAAATACTTCACGTACAGCCTAATACCGGCACGCTTTGCAGCACGCCAAAGTGAATACACGTACATGAAGTCAGCAAGAGTAGTTTTACCAACACCGCTGTCTGCACCAATAAGAATGTACCTGCCTCTGTGAGTACCATGGATGTACGTGTTGATACGTTTCAACCCGTTATCCATACCCTCGTTCAAACCTTCCCGGCCACGCTGCACCTGAGAAATAAATCCTTCCTCTTCTGGTTGGTCTGCCCACAGCTTGTGTAGTTCTTCCCATTCCAAATCTTCTTCTGGAATTTCCCAGACGACTTTAGCCTGGCTTGAATCTGTTGAATTCTGTTCCATGTGATATCTCCTGTTGTATGTGTTCTGCTACTGTACCTTGTTCTGCTGATTGAAGAAGCGCTGTGTAGTCACTTCTCCAAAAGCCTTCAGAAATGTATCTACTGATAGTGAGTGGATAGTCCTTGTGTGTCTTGTAATACAGCATAGTGCTTTTTACAAGAATGGGATATTGTACCTTCTCCTTCTCAATGATTTTCTTGAAGACTTTCATGGCCGGCTCTGAATACTTGTTGAGATCGTACCCTGGTCCATTTCCGCCTTTACCTCTTGCAGGCACTTGTGCCTCGACAATGAATTGCATGTATTGCTTAGGCCAATCAATGCTTTGGATTTGGGCAGGCAAAGCATGTTCCATCACAACTGGAGTCTGGTTTAATAGCACAAGACCTTCTTCCTTGCTCAACATCTCTTTGTTGAACTTGGCTGTCAGACGAAACTTCCCTTTTACTTGAAGAATGTAACCATGCTGCATCATCCATGCTGCTACTTCCTGTATCTTCATCATCGTCTTCGTCGTGTTGGTTATAATCTGGATCAGAACCATTAAGTAATTCAATGTCTGTCAGTTCAAACTTTTCCTTCCAGCAAGCACCACACTCGCAGGTGACAGTTTGAACACAATCATCAACATCAGCAAATCGAAATCCATCTGCGTCAATTTCATTACTACCACATACCGGGCAATGATACGGGCTGTCTAAGTAACTTTTCTTGTCTTCTGGCGTTAATTGATACATAACATCTGTTTTAACCTACAGGTACAGACTTTGCTGAATAGTAGGTGATTTTACTCTTGTCGAATCCTTCAAGAGATTTGTTCAACCACCTTTCATCAGCAGTGCCTTGTACGCATAGAATGTACACAATAGATTTATGACCCTCTCGTAAGCGGAGTGTTCGGCCTACTCGCTGTACCAGATTTCTCTGGTTGCTGTCAACTTGAATTACCAGTGCTTGATCGAGGTCTACAAAGTTAATTCCTTCATTGGCAGCATTCACCACTCCAAGCACAGAAATTTCTTTCCTGTTGAAACGATTGTAGGCATCATTTCCACTTTTACTGTGATACACTTGATCACCCAACAGTGTGTTACACTGGTCAATCGAACCACAGAAAACAATAGTACGCTTGGTCCCTGTAATTTGCTCTAAACAGCGTGCTGCCAGTTCAGTTTTACTGGGAAGGTTGTACAGAAATCGGTTACGTGCCATGGTAGCAAACATTGCCAACTTCTCAAAGCGTGCCACTTGAGCGCCTGAAGCATTCGCAGCCAACATACGCTGCTTACGAATGTTCTTTTCCAAGTACTCATAATGTTTAGCCTCTGTTGTCATGAATGGTTTAGTCTTGGTGCCGGCTTTAATCACTTTCTTAGTGTCATCCAAGTAGGTTTCCACTACGCGGATTTCATAATCAGCAATCATACCGTCAGCAACACCTTCATCCAATGTGTAAGTGAATATTACAGGAGCAATTTGAGCAATGATGCGAGCTTTATCCGGATCTCGCTTAGGATCCGGCACAGTAGCTGTCAATCCCATAACAGCATCAGCCAGAATATTGGCCATGAACTCTGTAAATGTATCATGACCTGTGGATTTGAAAGCTGTTGCAGATAAATCAGTGAGTCGGTGTATCTCATCAAGGATAACAAGTTTCCATCGTTTCTTGTTCTGATACTTGGCTAGTGATGCAAAGCATATTGCTTCAACATGCTTGTCAAAGATATGCTTAGCACCCCAGTCTTCAAACTCTTTTGGCCAGTTGTCGTCTCTGAGTTTCTCTGTTGGAGAAACACATAACACGTCAACACCAGTCAATTCACCTGCATCAAACA